ACGGTTGTGAGACTATCTACTGTGTTTCTGGCAAAGCGGCTGACTGATTTTGTGACGATGAGGTCTATGTCGCCCTCCAGAGCATCAGCTACCATCTGATTGAAGCCATCGCGTTTCTTGGTGGTGACCGCAGAAATCCCTTCGTCCGTGTAGACGGTCACAAATTCCCAGTCTTCTCGGCTCTGGATGAATTTTGTGTAGTAATCAACTTGCGCTTCATAGCTTGTAAGCTGCTCGTCGCTGTCGGTGGAAACCCTTGCGTAAGCCGCCACGCGACGCGTGACAGCGTTCGACTTTGACTGCGCCGACAAAGCTGGAGCGGTGGCAGGGATAACTCGTATATTAGCCATTGTCCGTACCTCCCAGCGCCCGTTCTCTTGCGGTTTGCCGCATCTCGTCAGTCCAGCTCTCTCGTCGGGAGCGATTTTCCCATGTAGATGTTTGCTCTGTGCCGTCTTTAAAAGTAAATACCAGGACGCCGTCGTCGGGGACTGCTATCGCTATGATCTTCCCCGATAATACATCGGGGTCGTACACAGCAAGCCCTAACACTTCGGTGCATTTCTCTTTGAGTATGTCCTCGGGTATTCGCTTGGCGGCACATTCGTGCTTTCCTCGGTAAGTGTAGGTAGCGCAAGCCCAAACCACCTTGGCATATTTTGTGCCCACGCCGCTTACCTTTTTGCGGAATTTTGCTCCACACTTTTTACAGGTGATTAGTCCCGAAAATTCGCTGAATGTCAGCTTCCGGGGATGATTAGCTTTTGCTGCCCGCCGGGCCATCTCAATCTGAACCGCCTCGAAGGTCTCGCGGTCGATAATAGCTTCATGTGAACCCTCGACATAGTATTTCGGCAGCTCACCGCTGTTTGACTTCCATTGCTTTGTAAGGTGGTCAGTGATAAAGCCCTTTTGCAAGCACGTATCACCGATGAATTTCTCGTTCCCCAGAATAGAGCCTATGGTGCTTTCTGACCAGCGACCACCGCACTTGGTGGGTACTCCGAGCCGAATCAGCTTCTTCATAATCGCATTTTTACCAAGTCCCGATAAATAGTCGGCGAATATCATTCGCACGACCTCGGCTTCTTCGGGAATAATGGTTAACTTGAAGTCCTTATAGTCAAACCCGTAAATGCGGATGTTGTTGGAGGGCTTGCCCTCCTTGAAATCTTTTCTGATACGCCACTTTTGGTTTTCGCTGACAGAGCGGCTTTCCTCTTGTGCGTAGCTTGCAAGGATGGTGAGCATTAACTCTCCGTCTCCTGAAAGTGAGTGCAGGTTTTGCTCCTCAAAATATACGCCGACGCCGAGATTCTTAAGTTCCCGTACAGTTTCAAGCAATGTGACTGTATTTCTCGCAAAGCGACTGATAGACTTCGTGAGAATGAGATCGATGCGTCTCGCACGGCAGTCGGCAAGCAGTCGCTGGTATTCAGGTCTTGAATCCTTCGTGCCGGTTTCCGCTTCGTCGGTATACACGCCGACATACTCCCATTCAGGTTTGCCCTGTATCAGATTGCTGTAGTAGCTGACCTGAGCGGCAAGGGAATGGAGCATTTCATCTTTACCGCAGGAAACACGAGCGTAGGCTGCGACCCGTTGTCTGGTCGGCAATGGCGCCGTTTGTTCAACTTTTGTTATCTTTCTGCCCATAATGGCCTCCTTTCGCATTACCATATATCACTCTTTTTTCCTTACATAGCAAGTCATTTTCGAGGAATATACTGCACGAGGATAAACCATACTTTTGGGCAAGTATTGCATCTATTGACTGCAGGTCATCATCAGAAATGATGCCATTTGCGTGCCAGTTTTTAAACACCGCCATAGCTGACTTGTAGCGGAGGATTGCTTCGTCTTTACTCATGGCAAGCCCTCCGTGACTGCCCAAAACAGGCGCGGGAACAGTATCGCCGACGTGCGTTACCATAGCTTTCAAACTCCGTGCCACAGATCGGGCATACGAAATGATATAAGGCTCTGCGGTTCACGGCCTCAGGGTGTGCCTTCCACCAAGCCATACGGCACTTGTCCGAACAGAACCGTTTCTGCTTAGAACCCCGCATGTGCTGAAGTGGAATGCCGCAGTTGGCACAGGCATCAGTATCTACGGGTAGTTCTTGGTTTATCGAAACGCTGATGTTATTTCGGCGGCAGTAGGACTTGACGGTGTTTTCGGACATACCGAGATCGGCAGCGATAGCGGCATAGCTGTTACCTTTACTACGTAAGTATTCGATCCGCTCTTTTTGAGCAGTAGTCATATGCTTTCCTCCATTCGGAGGGGAAATAAAAAGCGCCCCTCTACCGTCTACAGACAGAAGAGGGGCACTTGCGTACCAGCATATGCTGGTTATTCGGTTTTGATGAAAGCATCCGTAAATCCCGCCGCCTTGACTCTTTTTAGCATGGCATCAGCATTGGCTTTGACGGCGTAAGCACCGACTTGTACACGGTACAGCTTTTTCGGTTCAGTTGGGGTGGGAGGCTTTGACGGTTCTGTTGCCGTGAGTAGCCTTTTGACCTCTGCTCTAAATGTATCCATTGACTTGCCGTGCTTCGGAAACCAGTGACCTGGATCGGCATGGTTACTGGCGATGCCGCGTTTATGCCCCTCGTAATGACCGATAATAACGCCATCTGCCATCGGGTCGAGATTATACTCCTTGCAAAGATAGGCACACAGTTCGGTGGCTTCCTTGTAGATTGCGTTGAAATAGGCTTTATCGGTTAGGCCATCCTCGCAGATTTCAAAACTTGTGTGACTGTCATTGACCGATCCTTTTGAGCCGGAAGCCCCATGCCAACCGCGGTGATTCCACGGCAGTGTCTGATAGGTAGCGATACTCCCATCAGCCAGTTTACCTATAAAGCCATGTACGCAGACCTGCCGACCGTCCGGTTTGTCTTGATTCCAGTGGTTGTTATATTGATTCTTGCCAAGCAATCCATCGTCCGGACCCACATAACGGCGCAGATTCGGATTGTTCGCACCGGTGGAGTGAACCATAATGCCTTTGACAGTAATAGTCCTGCCAGCCTTGTAGCAGGCGTTGTTTGTGAATATCAATTTCCGTAGATTCATTTCTGTTCATCCTTTCCATGAAGCTGTGCCAGCACATCTTTTAACTTGGCAGGCACGGGTAACCCAATAGCCGTGGCATTCTCAACGAGAGAAATTCCCTCATTAGCAATGTAGAAGAAGATAATCGCCGTCCGAAGTGGTGCTCCCGTGCCGCCGAGCAGATAGGTGTCGATGAGATGACCAATGCCGACCACAAGGAATAGCGCTACCTTCTTGGCGATACCCTGCGCTCCGATTCTGCTGGACAGTTTCTTCTCCACAATTGCCCGAAGCACGCCCGTGATGTAGTCGACGACCACGAAGGCGATGAGCGCATAAAGGAAGCCGTCCAATCCGCCCAAAAACCAGCCAAGCGTACCTCCGATGGCTGCAAATGCAACCTGAATCCAGTTCCAAATCTCTTTCATTTTCGTTTTACCTCCTGTTTTTTCGCATAAAAAACGCCTGCTGAATATGCAGACGCGAATGCTAATATGAATAATTATTCTTTAACTCTGTTTCGGGAGTGCCTCCCAAAGCCGCAAGTCTTCCTGACCGAGTGACCATAGGGCAAAACCACGCAACCGCCATCGGTATCCCGCTTCATTTGCCCAGTAGACAATCGAGTCCACGTCTTGGTAGTAGACAATTCCAAAACCATCCCCATCACCGAGGAATACCCTCGAACACCAGACGTTGATGTCACGTGGCGTAAATTTTGCCGTGTAGTCAGCGTTGCATGGAATGTATAGCATTGCTGAATGCACGAAGTCATAGTCCATAGAGATATCCTCGCTTCGGGTAGCGGATTCCTCCACATCTGAGGTAAGCGTGAATACCTCGAATTCACTGTCCCATGTCACGCTACTCCGGGCGATCCTGCCGTAGTTTTCGGTAGTACCGTTTGGCATTGTCACATCAAAGGCTTCATACGGCTCGTAAGTCCAGGCATCGCCTAAACGAAGCAGTTCACACTTGATTTCATTATCCGAGCGAATGCCGCAATAACCGCTTGTCGGTGATACCGTGGCAGTGAAGCGGAGGGTGTTACTGTTACCGGAATAGACCCTCACACGGTTGCCGCGTTTCCTCATTTCAATGAGATACATATTGGGGTTTGTGCGGATGTCGGTGGCAGGTGTTTTAGAGTAAGCTGCACCATAACTGCCGAGCAAAATAGAGTCTTGATAGAGTTCCACTCGCTCAGTGTCGATGTTGATACAACAGAAGATGTCGCCGATAAATACCCCGGCGCGCCCGCTTCCGTTATGAGGGAAAGCAAGCCGTGCTCGAAGGTGAACGTCGGAGAAACCGTCATATCTCCAGGCAAGCTGGCCACTACCTTCGAGCTGTGAATAAACCCTGCCGGACGCATATTCATCGCTTCGCCAGACTGCCCAACTGCCTGAAAGTGTAGTCCAGTAAGTGCTTTGCAGCGTGATGGGATCTCGGAAGTCCTCATACCACACCAGAGCCGAGTCGGGTTTTCGCCGCAGAATCTCGGTGGTCAGCTTGAAGCCTTTGTCCGGCACAGCCATATTCCCGTTCACGTCCTTGAAGCTACGAGGAGAGAGTTCAAAGGTAGCCGAACCTGCCGAGGGCTGTTCAGAAAACGATGAGCAAAGACGAAAGCCATATAACTGCGCGCCCACCACACCGCCATCAACTGTGATGGTATGTTCGCCTGCCGACATGCTGCGTCCTTTGGCAAGAATCGCCCAGAAGGTGCTTCTCCAATACGGCCACCATAGGCGGTTTTCGTAAAAGCCGACCGAGGAACCGTCAAGGGAGATGTTGATACCGTTCTTGTCCCAATACGGATAGCAGATACGGACTGCGACATCATAAATTCCCGATTGCGGAACGGTGATATTGTAGGTCGCTGTACCCGTTTCGGATGAGAGCGTAATCATGCCGTTGCTGATCACCACGCCCTCTGTGTAACTATCCGGCTCTCCGTCACGGTCAATATAGATTGTGCCAAACTCTGCCTTTTGTGTTTTGCCGTAGCAAGTTAAGTATCGACGGCGGTTGTATGTTTCCTCGATTATTGGAACTTCTCGGCTGGTTGCATCGCCACCCTCAGCATAATCGTAGACTTGAGGGAGCATATACGGTACTTGATCGTAATCGTCCCAGCAGGCAAGCCACGGTATCATCGGCTGCGGAGGAGCATTACCCGTGAAGTTATAGCCGCCCTCCGCCCATATTTTGGCGGCGTAATAGGTAAGCGACACGCCACGATACGTCTGGCCGAGGTCGGCAGGGTTTGTATATATCTGCCACTCCCAACCGTAACCCGGTAAACCCATATAGATCTTTTGCGGATTCATTACTCTGGCGGCATAATCATAAACACCGACAAGCCAGTCCCGTGGAGAGACAGGACCCGGTGCGCTGCCTGCCCAGGCCATACCGTATGACATAATTGCTGCCGTGTCACAGTAAGCATCGAGATCGGCATAGACACACCAATTCTCGCCGCCGACTGAGCCTTGGACGCCCGTCATACCGGGCAAACAGATATTGACCAGCTTGGCGGGATTGTACGCTTTGACAGTTTGGTAAATGTCGCTGAAGAGAATATTTGCCGCTTCCTTGTTCTCATATCCACCGCCGCGTTCCAAGTCGATATCCACACCGGCACACCACGGATATTTCTGCATGATACGCATCAATTCGGAGAGAAACTTCGTCTTTGCGCCACTTTCGTTATTCCGTAGAGCAGTGAAGATAGAAGCTGCGCCGTGGTTCATTACAGTGAGAAACCACCGCACTTTAGGCCATTTATTGATGTACGGCATCATGCCGGATATCGGCGTCCCTGTTTCGGTTATCGTTCCT